TGCCTATCGCATTTACGGCCATTGCTCACCAGGATGGGGTCACACCTACGCCGATGTTGCAGAGGCGCTGGTGGTGTCTCCGCAAAGGGTGCAGCGTTGCGCTGTGGCGGTCGGCTGGACCGGGAGGTTTACCGCCGTGAGCGAGGGGGGCGGGAGATACGCTGGAATCTTGCTTAACGGCGCCGACAGCACGATGTCTTCGACATCGGACTTCGAACCCTTCCGCCGCATGGCAGCAATGGCGGGGGACGAGGAATGACACGCGCCGAAATCTTGGAAGCCGCCGCGAAGATCGTGACGCAGGACCGCAACGCCTCATACGGCGGGCCGGAACGCAGCTTTGAAACCATCGCGCAACTATGGGAAATCCATCTAGGCTACAAGATCACCGCTGCCGATGTTGCGATCATGATGGCCCTGCTCAAAATCGCCCGACTGAGCGCCAATCCAGCCCACGCAGATAGCTGGATCGACCTTGCGGGGTATGCCGCATGTGGCGGTGAAGTCAGCCTGACCGGGGGCTAAAGCCCGGCTGTAAGCTGGTAGAGCAGCGGGCGGCATGGGCATAGACCGCAATCACCAGCAGCCCCGGCGCGGCTATTTCGCCGCTTCTCCACCGCGTGACGGGGTGACTAAAATAATTGCCAAGAGGGCAATATTCATGTTGTGCGACACAGCTAAATCCAGTAATGTCTATCCATGGGCAGACGGAAGGCCCGCAACATGGAGAAAGCAAAATGACCATCTACACCGAAGAGACGATGAACAAGATCATGCGCGATGCCGAGTTTGCCGCAGCAAAGGCCGCAGCGGAATACGTTGAGCCGACCGAAGAGGAAAAAGCCGAAGACTGGATGCCATACAGCCGCGAAACAGAAATCCGCCTTGTCGTCGCCGCTGCATTCTGGAAAGCGGTCGCCGAAGCCAAGGCGGAAATCGGGGGTTGAAGGCTTCCATCGCCGCCTAATCCATGGCATGATGCCGCAACAGCCAACGAGGACGCCAAGGCCGACAATGACGGGCGAACTTACACCAAAGCAGGAAGCATTCGCGCTTGCTTATGTCGAGACCGGAAACGCCGCTGAGGCGTATCGCCGGGCTTATGACGTCAAGGCCGCAACGCAGCATTCCACCATCTATAGCGCGGCATCGCGCCTTATGGCGGACAGCAAGATTGCTGCAAGGGTAATTGAGCTTCAAGATCAGGCGGCGAAGCTTTCTCTTTACACCGTCAAGGCCGCGTTTGAAGAATACGAGGCGGCGAGAATGCTTGCCATGGCGGAAGGAGTTAGCAATCCGTCAGCAGCCGTTGCCGCCGTTAACGGCAAGGTGAAGTTGTTTGGCTTGGACCAGCCGCAGAAGGTGGACCACAGGTCAGGCGACGGCAGCATGACGCCGCAGCCGACCATCATTGAATTTGTCGCGCCGCAGGTAAAGGCCGATGAAGGCGACGATTGAGGAACTGCCAAAGATCACGGCCAATTTCGCCAAACCAGCGCGGCATCGCGTATTCAGGGGGGGGCGTGGCAGCGGAAAGACGCGCGGACTAGCCGTAAGATCGGCGCTTTATGGCTATAAAATGGCCAGAGCGGGGCAAGAAGGAATTATCCTAGCCAGCCGCGAACACCTGAACAGCCTTGACGAAAGCAGCATGGAAGAAATCAAGGCCGCAATTCGGTCTGTGCCGTTCTTGTCTGATTTTTATGAGATTGGCGAGAAGTTTATCAGGACCAAAGACCGCAGTATTAGTTACGCATTTGCCGGGCTGCGTCATAATCTGGACAGCATCAAATCCAAAGCCCGCATTCTTTTGAATTGGACCGATGAAGCCGAGAACGTTTCCGAAGTCGCTTGGCGGAAGCTCATTCCGACGATTCGGGAAGAGGGTTCGGAGAATTGGGTAAGCTATAACCCGGAAAGCCCTGACAGCGCGACGCACAGGCGGTTTATCGCATCTCCGCCGTCTGACTGCATTGTGACGGAAATAAATTGGCAGGATAACCCATGGTTTCCTGATGTGCTAAACCGCGACCGCCTGGATGATTTGCGGCTGCGGCCAGACACATATGATCACGTTTGGAATGGGTCATTCCTGACGCTGACAGAGGCGCAGATTTTCGCGGGGAAATTCACGGTCGAGGATTTCCGCGTCATGCCGCATTGGGACGGGCCGTATCACGGTCTGGACTTTGGCTTTGCCGCAGACCCAACGGCGGCGGTGCAATGCTACATCTGCGACCGGGTTCTTTACATCAGGCGAGAGGCTGGCAAGACAAAGCTGGAACTTGACGCCACCGGGCAATACGTCACTGACCGCATTCCGCTCATGGCATCGCATACGGTCAGAGCGGATAGCGCGCGGCCTGAGAGTATCAGCTACCTGCGCCGCCACGGCATCCCGACAATTGAGGCGGTCGAGAAATGGCCGGGGTCTGTTGAGGATGGCATCGCCCACATTCGCAGCTATGAAAGCGTAGTGATCCATCCTGACTGCGAGCAAACCGCGCGGGAATTTAGGCTCTACAGCTACAAGACAGACCGCCAGACAGGCGATATCAAGCCGGAACCGATTGACGCGAATAACCACTACATCGACGCATTGCGCTATGCTCTGGCGCCGATGATCCGGCGCAAGGGCGGCGGCTTTTTCGCCCTGTAGCAAAACCCTGCGGTTGATGCTACATTCGGAAAAACCTTGAGGGCAGACATGCGATTTAACATCTTCCAGCGCCGCGAGGCCAAGGCAAACCCAATTGGTCAAAGTCTGCTCGTTGGCGTGGATACGGCATTCGCCAGATGGGACACGCAGGCATATATCAAAGAGGGCTATCAGTATAACCCCGTGGTTTACATGGCGGTTGAGGAGATTGCCAAAGCCATTGCAGCATTGCAGATCGAGGTGTATCGCGGTGAGGATTACGTGGAGAAACTGCCGGTCTATGACCTGCTATCCATGCCCAATCCGATGATGACCGGCCAAAGCCTGATCAAGGCGGTTTTTGTCGATTACCTCGTGACCGGGGAAATGGCAATTGCCCAGCCCATCGGGCAAAAGGTGCCTGCGGAATTATGGCCCATTTCGTCGCGTGAAATTGAAGTTGTGCCGGGGCGTGGTGGTATTCCAGCGGCCTATATCCACCGCCGCAATGGGCAGACTGTCAATTTCCCGGTTAGCGGTTTGGTATCGCCAAGGGCCGATCTGTTTTTTTTCAAACGCCACAATCCGACAGACTATTGGCGCGGAATGTCTCCAATGGCGCCAGCAGCAATTATGGCCGACATTCACAATCGCGGGTCGGAATGGAATAACTCCATGCTGAAAAACGGCGCCAAGCCGAGCGGGATTGTCAGCTTTGAAGGTGACCCTTCACCGGACACGGTTTCGCGGATGAAGGAATGGTTCAAGCGGGCATTTCAAGGCAGCGCGAATGCCGGAGAAATTCCGGTATTGGTGGGGGGCGCAAAATTCACGCAATCCAGCCTATCGCCGGTTGACATGGATTTCCGCGAAAGCATGACGGAGGCCAAGAAACTCATTGCCGGGGTTTATGGCATCCCCCTGCCGCTATTGGATACAGGCGGCGCGACGTTTGCGAACATGGAGATCGCGCAAGAGAAGTTCTACACCGACACGGTTATTCCGCTGGCGAATGAATGGCTGCAAGCTTTCGGCGCTTGGCTGTTGCCTAAGTTCGGACCTGACCTGTCGTTTAAGATCGACATGGACGCCATCCCGGCACTTGAGGCTGTGCGGGGGCGCAAGGCCGACCGGACGCTGAAACTTCTAGCGGCGGGCATCCTGACCATTGACGAGGCGCGCGAAGAAATCGGATATGACCCGATGACCGATAGCCCTGATGATGCCGCTTTGGCCTATGGGGAGCCGGATGGCAACGCGCAATGAGATTGCCATCGGGCGGGCGCTGCGGCAGGTCTATGACGCCGCCACAGAGCGCGCGATTGCCACGGGTGACGCTGTGGTCTCTGGCGAGCAAGCCAAGCGGCTGATAGCGGCGCTTCGCATGGCATGGGCCAGAGCGGCGCGGGCGGCAACAGCTAGCACAATGCGCGACGTTGCGGCCATGGAAGCCAAGCAAGACCTATGGCAGCAATTCGCTGAGGAATATGCCCGCGCGTATGGCGGCAATGCCATCACGGCGATACTCGAGGCCACGCGGGCGCAGATCATGGAGATGATCAGGGCCGGGCTGAATGAGGGCCTGACCCTGCCAGAGATTGCCAAGCGCATTCGTGAGGCAGTGCCGGGGCTGGCCCGTCGCAGGGCGATGGTCATTGCGCGGACTGAGACGCATTCGGCATCGGTATATGCCAGCGTCAGGACGGCAGAGACCCAATCTAGATGGCCGCTGGAAAAGGAGTGGGTGTCTGTATCAGATCACCGGACGCGCGATTTCGGCGAAGCGGATGGCGTTGTGGATCAAGGCAATCACCGCGTGATGAACGGCGTGAAGGCGCGAATGTCTGAGCATTTCATGGTGCCAAACAAATTCGGCGGGTTTGATATGATGATGTATCCGGGTGATAGATCGGCGCCAGCTTATCAGTGCGTCAATTGCCGGTGCGTGTTGAAATTCCGGCGTATCGGCGGGTTTATTGCGTAATGGTGCGGGGCATGATATACGATGCATCAAACGGGGGCACTGATGACAGTCGAGCATAAGAGTTTTGCGACCGAGTGGAAGGCCGATGGCGAAACCGGCGCCATTGAAGGTTATGGTGCGGTCTTCGGAAATGAGGACAGCTATGGCGATATCATCATGCCAGGCGCGTTCAATGGGTCGCTTAACGCGCGCAAGGTAAAGATGCTGTGGCAGCATGACGCGGAAAAGCCGATTGGCGTTTGGGACGAGGTGCGGGAAGACGCGCGGGGCCTATTCGTCAAGGGCCGCATTTTGCTTGACGTGGAAAAGGGCAAAGAGGCCGTTGCGCTGATCAGGGCTGGTGCGATTGACGGGCTGTCGATCGGCTATCGCACGATTGACGCGGAATACCGCGACAGCATCCGATACGTCAAAGAGGTTGAATTGTGGGAGACGTCCATCGTGACATTCCCGGCGAATGCGATGGCGTTTGCGAGTGT